ATAAGATCAAAGATTTAATCAATAAAAAGAACAGTTCTTCAAAAGGTACTGGCGGAGCTGATCAGAACTTTGGTGTAGGTTTAAAGGTCGCAGCACTTCCAAAAAACCAATATGGCTTGATTGTGATGTGTAGAACCAAAGAGAGTCCAAAAGGATTCATGATTTGGTTATGTTATGGCCAAGACCATAATGGGAATACTGTCGCAGGAACTAAAGGGCTAATTAGTCTTGAACAAGAAAATGATTATTTGCGTGGAACAATAGGGGAACCAACTCCAAATGATTTGATAGATTTCCAAGAGATTAAAGACTATGGATATGAATCTTTTAATTTTCATGGAATAGACTGGATGTCTTGGTGGGATTCTAACACCAAGAATGAAACTGGGACAGCTGTCATCCTTTGTGGAAATAAAGTGAATGAGAATACTTTTGATCATCTGTCGATAGAGGGAAGAAAGTTTTTATCTTCAAGGTATTTAACATACAGAGTCAAACCAACTTTTAAAAGAATTGATGAAGATGGAAGGCGTTATGACTTAAATGATCCAAAAGACAGCTTACACAAGTATTCTTTAGATCAAGGTTGTATTCATTTTAAATCTTGGAAGATTTATTATTTTTTGTCTGATTTAAGGAATCCACAGAAACGACAAAAAGAAAGTACACCACTCACACACAAAAAATTCAAAGAGATTATTCTTTACAAGAATGAGCTATATGGTGACTTTGAGAACCTGCATCCATTAACGGTTGCTTCATTGAGAAATGCTTGGGGGATCTTTTATAAAAGCGTAGGCGATAGAGTGACTATTATTGTTGAGCCTCCAGTTTACACAAAGAAGAAATCTAAAGGAGTTTATCCAAATGAGGCTAGATCAAAGCTATCTTGGAAAGACTCAAAAGACTCCGTTCCTGTTCAGACTATTCCACTTGAAGATCTTAGAAAATACTTTAGGAATAATATGCCTGAGTCTATTAAGCAGCTTATCGAGGAACAAGCAAATCAAGAGCTGAATCAATCAAAAGAGAGTAAAGTAGCTAAAGAACTTAATAAGTGGATGACTATACCAAAGGACAAAAGGAAACCTAAACAAGGCCAAGGGTTATTAATCTCGAATCCTAATGGTCATCTTATTGGTGGAAATCTTACTGGAGGACTATTTAATCAATTGAATGAAAAAGGCGATAATCCACAGCCACCATGGATTGATCCGAATCCAAAGCCAAAGCCAAAGCCAAAGCCAACAGAGGAAGAACTTGAGCGAAAGGAAAAAAAGCGCAAAGCAAGAGAACTCGCTGAGAAAAAAAGACAAGAGCCTCCTGAAGTTTACTTTCATAAACAGAGTGAAGCTCAAGCGGAAGAATGGTTTAAAAGAAATGGTCAATGGCAAGTCGCATTTTATGAGCCTCCAGGAGTTAACGAACAGGGCAATAAATTAAGGATAAATCAAAACCATGATTGTTTTTGGCATTATCTGAATTTAGTTGAAGATTGGTTGAAATCAAAAGGTTATAAGATGCACAAGACACAAATCATGTCTTGTATAATAAAACCATTTTGGGAGGACTTTGGGCCTACCGCTATTCAACATGCAAAAGCGATCCCATCCGTTAAGCAAGATAAAATAAATGGATTTGCTCCTGAGCGTTTGAGTTTTGCTTTTTATGGCGCAGGTCTATTTTGCCTAAAATTTAGAATGAACTTTTATTTTAAGAACTTCCAAAAAGAGAATCCTGAGCAATGTTAGACGAGTATCAAAAATACATTGCGTAAAGAAGACAAATTAAGCGCCATCGTCCTTGATCAAAAAAGACATAAGGAGTTGACAGTGAAGATTGACTATCAAATCAGAATGTTGGCAATACAATATCAACGTCTTGGCTTCACTTATGCTGAAATTGCAAAGACATTCAACAACGCTGGGTTAAAGACAAAAAACGAAAACAGGAAATATACAGCTTCTTCAGTGTCAAAGCTAATCAAAGGGAATAAACATGGGTAAGATTTACAGAGAGAACAGTGAAGCTAATCTAATTGACTTCATGGGTAGCGATAAAAGAGTTGTTGACAGCGCAAGAGTCAGCTTTCTAAAAGATGATATCACAGAGACCAAGCTAACTGTAAAAGACAAGAAGCTCATTAAGTTCTTAGCAGCACATGGACACTCTTCACCTTTTGAACATTGCACAGCTACATTCATCTTGATCGTTCCTATGTTTGTTCGTTCTCAAATCATGAGACATAGGACATTCTCATACAATGAAGTAAGCAGACGGTACACTTCCGAGCTTATTAAGTTTTGGAAACCTAATGAGCTAAGAGGTCAGGCCAAAGATAATCTTCAATGCTCCGATGGAGTTCTTGATTCAAGTGAAGCTAACAGCATATTCAAACTAGCAACTGAGTTCAGCTATGCAAGCTATCAACAATTGATCGACCTTGGTTTGTCGAGAGAGCTTGCTCGTGGTGTTCTTCCTCAAAGCACATTCACCACCTTTTATATGACAGGCAATCTTCACAACTGGATTAAGTTTATCAAGCTTCGTGATCATGATCATGCTCAACCGGAAACTAGAGAGATAGCGCAACAGATTAAACAAGCTCTTGAAGTCTGCTTTCCAAACTCAATGGAAGCTTTTTTCAAGGATAGTGATGAGTGATAACATTGAAGATCAAAGACGATATAAGCAACGCCAAGTTATAAAGAAACGTTGGAGAGATAAAAGTAAACTCTATATCAAAGCTTATTATTATTGGTACTATCACACGATAATTAAACCAGGATCTAAAGAAGTTAATCGACCGGACATTAAGGATTTCAAATGAGCTATGAAAAGTTAAGAGAGTTTATTCTCCATCTTCATGATCAAGGCTTCTCTATTAATGAGATTCAAAAGGCCATCATTACGAATCATGATATGGTCTTATGTTTGGAAGATGTTCAAGGCTTGCTTGATGAGGCTTTAACTGCTCAAAGCGTACAGAAACACGCACGCACGAGGGAAGAACAAGTTTTAAAAGCACTTTGTGAGATTAAGAAACGTCTTGTCCATACTGACTGTTCACCACTTCACCGAGAGAGTGAAGCTCTTTACAGAACACTATGGGCAACAATTGGAGAGCATTATGGCTGGGACAAAGAAGAAGACATCGAAGACACCGAAGACCAAGCGCAAGACTAGAGCAGAGATAGAGCGAGCAAAGAAGAAAGAGCTTGTTCTTGAAAACATCCGAGTGGGGATGTCAATTGATGCATCATGCTCTCAGGCAGGTGTTGGCCGTCGCACTCATTACGATTGGCTTGAGAAAGATGACGCTTATGAAGAGGAAGTCAATGCTGCCATAGGATTTAGTGAAGCGGTTATGTTGTCACGACTTGATAGATGTATTGACGACAAGATGGATTGGCGAGGTTGGGCTTGGAGACTATCCAAAAGGTTTCCTGATAAGTATGGAGATCTCAAGACTCTTGATCTTAATGTTTCCAAACAGTCGGATGGCTCTCAAGAAGTGCTTAGCATGATGAAGCAACTTGAAGACCAGTTCCAAAATAAGGAAAGCCTAACTTCTTCAACAAGGGAGAACTTGGAAGAAAGCTAGGCTTTACTGACATGAATAGAATGACAAATTCTAATCAAGAGGAAGACTAAAACATATCATGAGTGAAATCAAACTAAATCCTTTACAGCTTGAAATCATGAGAAGCATAACACGCAAGGACAAAGTTATAGCTGCTCGGTGTGGTTGGGGTTCGGGCAAGACTTCAGCTCTTGTATTCTCCATCCTTTATCTCTCCAAGACTCGCCCTGGTACTTCATCGCTATTGGTCACAGATACGACTCCAAGATATAATTCAGTCTTGATGCCTGAAATGGAGAAGTGGCTGAGTCCTCTTGGTTGGACTTATAACCACACCATGAAACAATGGACTGATAAACACACAGGGAGTCAAGTATGGTGTCGCAGTTACTTTCGACCGGGAACAAGAGAAGCGACTCACAATCCTCTTGAGGGCTTGAACGTAACAAGCGGAGTCTGCTTGATTGATGAATGTCAGAC